TTGTAACAAGATAATGGCAAAGACAAAACAACAAAAGAGTCTAGATAGATGGACTAAACAGAAGTGGAGAACTCCTTCAGGCAAGAAAAGCTCTGAGACAGGAGAAGTATATGCACCGTCTAAGACTATTTCTAAATTAAAAAGTACTAAGAAAGGTAGAAAGAAGCTAGCTGCGGCAAATGCAAAGAAGAGAGCAGCAACAAGAAAAGGTAAACAGCACGCCAGTCATGGCTTACATAAGGGTAAGAACAGAACTGGAGCTAAGAAAAAAAAGAAATAAAATGAATAAAAGAGAAAAAGCAAGGATGTGGTTTGCACATAGAGGCATTAATCCAGATAACACATTTACAAACCCAGAGGATAGACAATTTACTAAACTTGACTTTCCACCAATTCCAGTAAAGTATGAAAATGCTCCATCTTTACAATGTCAGATAGACATTATTTCATTTTTAGTATATTCTCATGTTACAGTTATGTTCTGTGATCCGTCTGGTCAAGAATGGGAATATGAAGGTGGAGCTGGTGGATTAGGTGCAGGAGACATTTCTGGTGAAGGTATTTTAACTTATGGTGATTTAGATACGTTAACAACTGCAACAACCTTTGAAGTATCTTTTATAAGTGCTGATGGTGGAGGTACACAAGTATCTTGGGGATCAAGTGGTAATGCATTTGCTGCTGGTGTTGGTGAAGGCTTTGGTGTCTTTGGTGGCAGTGGCGGTTGGAAAAAAGTAGGATAATGGCAAAAAAGAAAGATAGTAGATTAACAAGAGCTGGTGTAGCAGGCTATAATAAGCCTAAGCGTACACCCAATCACCCAACAAAATCACATATTGTGGTTGCTAAAGACGGTGATAAGATAAAGACTATACGTTTTGGTCAACAGGGTGTTAAGACAGCTGGTAAGCCTAAAGCTGGTGAGTCAGCTAAACAAAAAGCAAGACGTAAGAGTTTCAAAGCAAGACATGCTAAAAATATTAAAAAAGGTAAAATGTCTGCTGCATATTGGGCAAATAGAGTTAAATGGTAGATTATGACACAAGCACAGCTAATTAAATTAGGATTTCAAAAAGTTTTTATAGATGAAGATGATGAAAACCACTTTTACTATCACATTGAATTTGGTGAGATAATATTTATTTCAGGAGATAATGAAGAAGCTGAAGAAGATGGGGGTTGGTATATTACTACTCCTTGCCAAACACTTAGATTTTATGCGTATAATGAAATCAAAAGCGTAATAAATATATTCAACCGTAATAAAATTTCTGAAAATAACGTCTAAACTTTTTTGATGTAAACTATTTTTGTATATCTTTGTCAATATTAACTTAAAATATTGAAAGATGGCAAAAGAAACCAATGTTAATCCGCTAAGTGAAAAAGATCCTCAAATGTCTAAAGAGGAAATGGCTAAGCGTAGAGAAGAAATTACTGAATTTTATAAAGATAACATACCTCATCTTGAAGTACAAGCTGATTATGAAACGTTATTAGCAGCTATTGAAAAAGCTAGAGCTGAAAGAATGCAAGCTCAAATGTTTTTAGCTCAATCTTATGCACAACAAAATGCACAGAATGGAGTAGATCCAAACTCTGAGGAAGGTAAAGCTTTCCAAGAAGCAATGGCTAATGCTATGAAAGGAGGAAGTGAGGAGTCATGAGACAATTAAAATTAGGTAGTAGAGGTAAAGATGTAGAAACTTTACAAGCAAAACTTAAAATTCATGTTGATGGTCACTTTGGACCTATCACTGAAAAAGCTGTAGAAAGATACCAACTAGCTAAAGATCTTCCATGTACAGGTATTGTAGATAATGATACATGGACATTATTATTAAATGTAGAGTGGTCAGGTATTGATGCAATAACTGAAGACACTGATGTAACAGAACAGTATTATAAAACTAACTATAATCAAATAATTCATAGACATTACTTACCAAAAGGAGAGTATATAGAAGGACCTATTCAGAATGAATATATATTTCTACATCATACAGCTGGTAATGCAAATCCATATAGATGTATTGATCATTGGGGTAGAGATTCACGTGGGCGTATAGCTACTGAATTTGTATTAGGTGGTATTAATCATAGAAATGGTAATGATGAATATGATGGGGTTATGGTTCAAGCTTTTCCAGAAGGTGCACAAGGTTGGCATTTAGGGAAAACTGGATCAGGTTTTATGAACCGTCATTCTGTAGGACTGGAGATTTGCAGTATGGGTTATTTAGATAGAAATCATTTAACCTATGTAAATTCTAAATGTCAAAAAGATCAAGTAGTTGAATTATCAGAACCATTTAAGGGTATGTCTTTATGGCACAGATATTCTGATGCACAAATTAAAGAAACTGAAAAGTGGATTAGATATGTAGGTGAAAGAGATGAGATTGATATTAGATTAGGTCTAAAGCAATTTATAAAAAAACACGGACCAACAAAAGGATTTGGTTTTCAGTCTGATGCATTCTATGGTAAAGTTAGAGGATTATTAACACATACAAACGTAAGGAAAGATAAGTGGGATTGTTTTCCACAGCCTGAGTTTGTAGATATGATAATGAGTTTATAGTATGGCATTAGTAAATAAAGTAGATTTAAAATTGCAAGTAGATCTTGATGTTTCAATAAAGTATCAAATAGTTACTTATTGTTTTTTTAATGAAACATTAATTTCTAATTCTGATTTAAAATTTTTAAGTGAACTAGGAAAAGCAGGAAAGATAGAACTAACAAAATTTTGTACTGATTTAGTTAAACAAAATATATTTAAGAGTTCTCAGTCTGCAAGAAATGCTATTACAAAAGCAGAAAAAAAAGGTTTACTTACTAAACAGGGCGTAAACAAAAAAACAATTACTCTTAATAAAGCAATAAATGTACAAACAGATGGACTTGTTTTATTAGATTATAAAGTTTTAGGACGTGAAACCCAAGAGTCATAAAGAGTTTAAAAAAGGTATAGCAGATGAAGTGGGAGTGCACCAATCTGTTGTAGATGATTTTTTATCTTTTTATTATGCAAAGGTAAGAAGTAAACTTTCTAGTTTAGATTTTCCAAGAGTTTATTTAGAAGGACTTGGAACATTTTATTTAAGAAAAAATAAATTAGAAAAGGCAATAAAAAAGAATAAAAGCATTTTAGGAAATTTAGCTAAAAGAACTTATGCTGGATTTGCTAAAAGTGAAGATGTTCAAAAAGATATTGAACAAATGGAGCAAGCATTACATCAGATGGAACAAGATATATTAAATAAAAAGAATTTCAAGAATGAAAGGTAAATGGAAAAAATATTTAGATATATTTAAAAATGCTGATAAGATTGCTGAGGGTATTTCAAATACAGTATTTAGAAAAGAACATGTTGAAGCAGTAGCTACGGATAGATTTCAAATTTGCATTCAATGTTCTTTGTTTGATGCTAGTGGAGATAAGTGTGTAGCTCCAGGAACACAACCATGTTGTGGAGACTGTGGATGCAGTTTAGCATTTAAAGTAAGATCATTATCATCTGAATGTCCAAAAGGATTTTGGGATGCATTAGTGACAGAAGAAGATGAAGAAATAATAACAAACCAAATAGATAAAAATGGCAGAGAAACTAACTAAAGCACAAATAGTAGGGGAGCTACTAGCAGAGGAACAAATAACAGCAGAAGAAGCAATAACATTGCTAGAACCTGCTCAAACAATAATTCATGTCCAAGTACCACAAGAGGAAGTACAGACAGTAATGCCTTTTGGAAATATGTGGACTACTAATATCACAGACTAATGGCAATTACATTTAAAGAAGAAGGACATTTGTATGAAAGCATTGATCAAGATAAGATAACTTGGACAAGTGTTACTTCTTTAGTGGGTAAATTTAAACCCAAATTTGATAGAGAAGGTCAAGCAAAAAAATCTTCTAAGAATAAAAGATCTAAGTGGTATGGTATGACACCAAAAGAAATTATTGCTGCATGGGATGGTGAAACTGAAAGAGCAATAAAATTAGGTAACTTTTACCATAATCAAAGAGAAGCAGATATGCTTGATTTAAAGACTATAGGTAGACATGGGGTGGAAGTTCCCATCATTAAACCTATTATTGATGATAATGGAACTAAAATTGCACCAAAGCAAAAGCTTGAAGCAGGTGTTTATCCAGAACATTTAGTGTATTTAAAGTCAGTTGGTATATGTGGTCAAGCAGATCTTGTTGAAGTAGTTAATGGTTATATAAATATCACTGATTACAAAACTAATAAAGAAATAAAAGAAAAAGGTTTTACTAATTGGGAAGGAATAACTAACAAAATGTTTAGGCCTGTTAATCACTTAGATGATTGTAATTTGAACCATTATAACCTACAACTCAGTATTTATGCGTATATTATTAAAAAGCACAACCCTAAATTAAAGATAGGTGATTTAACAATACAGCATGTAAAATTCAAACAAATTGGAGAGGATAAAAATGGTTATCCAATCAATGAGCATGTTAATGGAGAACCTGTATTAGAAGATATAAAAATTTATAAACTACCATATTTAAAAGATGAAGTAAATTCAATTATAATGTGGCTAAAAGAAAACCAATAATGAAAGAATATATAGCAGCAGTAGAAGTACAATCATTGCAATCTAAAGTACCAACAGATTTTAGATTTGAAGAAACTAAAATAAGAATTGACTTAGATAAAGTTGTATGGTTTAAAGAATACTTTCATGTAGCAACAGATAAATTTCAAGATACTCATACAGAGGTTTTGTTATTTGGACAGAATAAACCAATTATCTTAGTTGTACCATATGAAACATTATGGCAAGATATATTAACATTTAAAAAATAAATAATGGCAAAAATACCTATATTAAAAACAAACTATAGAACCTTGACACAAGTTTTTCCAGTAGTTCCATTAGATTCAAATGGTGCTCCTGCTGTAGACAGGAATGGTAACCGTTTAAATAAAGACATGTCTAATAGAACAGACTTATATATTGATATGAATACTGTAATTGGAGTATCTAAATATTTTGATGATAATTCAGAAAGATTCAGAAATAGCTATAGTCAGATTATAATAGTAGGCGTATCTGTACCTGCTATTCCTATTGTAGTAACTCAAAATGTAGGTACTATAAAAGGCTATATGAATGACAGAGAAAATTGTGGTGAACTCTGTGAAGACAACTAATTATGATAGTAAAGTTATTTGATATACAAAACAGTAAGGTGGTTTTAACAGAGCATTGTTTTACATTACCATTTTTAAAAAGCATTATGACAGAATACCCTGATACTCATATGCAGGTTTATCAGTATTTATTTTATATGTCATGTCCTAATCCTGATTTAAATCCTTTTTTTAATTTACCTGAACATGAAAAGGAAGATATAATTATTGAAGAAATAGGTTTAGAAGAATCTCCAGAAGATCCAAAGATTAGATATGCAATGGATATGTGTAAGAAGTTATATGAAACTCCAACATACAGAGCTTATGTAGGTATTAAATCCATGTTAGATAGATTAGCTAAATACATGGAAGTTACACAGATAGAACATGGAAGAGATGGAAACATCAACTCTATGGTAAATGCAGCTGCTAAGTTTGAGCAAATAAGGCAGTCATACAAAGGAGCATTTACAGATATGAAAAATGAACAAGAAAGTTCAGTACGTGGTGGTGCAGGATTAGCTTATGATCAAATGTAAATTTAATTAATATGGAATGGATCTTCTGTTATTGGGATGAGCCAGAATTTAAAAATAAAAAACCAAATAAAAATGAAACAAATAGTAATACCAGTAGGAAAAAGACTACTAATCAAAAGAAAAGCAGCTGAAACTAAAACTAAATCAGGAATAATTATTCCAGAAGTAGCTCAAAAGAAAGAGTTTAAAGGAACTGTAGTAGGTGTTGGAGCTGAGGTAGAAGAAATTAAAGTAGGAGATGAAGTTCAGTATGCTGAGCATGCTATGCCTACACCTATGAAACATGAAGGCGTAGAGCATTTACTTCTCCAAGCTGGAGATGTCTTTGCTATTATAAGATATGAGTAGGATAATCCCAACATATGAAAAGGGAGAATGGGGAACTACTGAATTTGAATCTGATCTTGATTTTAGAGAATATTTAGAAGGTATTTTTAAAGAACCAGGTCAGTATGATTTTACAGAAGTTGCTTTAAAATTCAACAAGGAAGCCCGTACATTTAATGAGCAGGGCTTTTATTGTAATGCACCATTTAGATCTAAAGACTTTACTGCATATTGGGAAGATCAAAAAAACAAATGCAGGCAGGGTGTTATATACAAAGATCAGGGTAAAGAATGGTATTTGACTAGAGACTACTATATGTGGTTAAATTTTTTACCAATCTTTGATAAAGAAGAAAAACATTATGGTTTTGCAAAAGTGCGTGATGCACAGTATCATATGGCTTTATATGAAATACTTGCAGAATTAAATAACCAACACTCAGCTATTCTTAAAAAAAGACAGATTGCTTCTTCATATTTTCATATGGGTAAGATCATAAACCAGTATTGGTTTGAAGAAGGTTCTATATGTAAGATAGGTGCATCATTAAAAGATTATATTAATGATAAAGGTTCATGGAAGTTTTTAGAAGAATATAAAACTTTTTTAAATGAACACACTGCTTGGTATAGACCAAGCAACCCAGAGAAAGTATTACTTTGGCAACAGCAGATTGAAGTAAAAGTAAATAATAGAAAAACTTCAAGAGGTCTTAAGTCTAAAATACAAGGTGCATCTTTTGAAAAGAATGCAACAACAGGTGTTGGTGGTCCATGTACTTACTTTTTTCATGAAGAGGCTGGTATTGCTAAAAATATGATGCAGACTTATGAGTACTTGCGTCCAGCAATGTCTTCTGGTATGGTAACTACAGGTATGTTTATAGCTGCAGGATCAGTGGGTGATCTTGAACAATGTAACCCACTTAAGGAAATGATTTTAAATCCTGGTGCTAATGATATATATGCCGTAGAAACTAATCTAATGGATGCTGATGGCACTATTGGTATGGCAGGGTTATTTATTCCAGAACAGTGGTCTATGCCTCCTTATATTGATGAATATGGTAACTCTCAAATTAAAGAAGCTATAGAAGCAATTAAAATAGAAAGACAAAGATGGAAGAGTGAATTAAGTGGTGAACAATACCAATTGAGAATATCTCAGAAACCTTTAAATATTGCTGAAGCATTTGCATATAGAAAAGAATCAATATTTCCACAGGGTATATTAAGTAAACAACTTAAAAAGATTGAAGAAAAAGAATATGCCTATGAATATATTGAATTAGATAGAGATCAATCTGGTATTGTTGCAAAAAGAACTAAGAAGTTGCCTATATCTGAATTTCCAGTAAATAAAAAACAAACAGATAAGACAGGATCTATTGTTGTATGGGAAAGACCCGCAAGTAAAAGACCAGAGTTTGGTGCGTACTATGCTTCTATTGACCCTGTATCAGAAGGTAAAACCACAACATCAGATTCATTGTGTAGTATTTATGTTTATAAAAATGCTATAGAAGTTACAAGAGAGCTACCAGGTGGTGATGTAGAACAGTTTATTGAAAAAGATAAAATAGTAGCAGCATGGTGTGGTAGATTTGATGATATAAATAAAACCCATGAAAGATTAGAAATGATCATTGAATGGTATAATGCTTGGACTATTGTTGAGAACAACATATCCTTGTTTATACAACATATGATTGCAAGAAAAAAACAAAGATACTTAGTACCAAAACAACAGATATTATTTTTAAAAGATCTTGGTTCAAACAGAACTGTATATCAAGAATATGGTTGGAAGAACACAGGTACTTTATTTAAAAGCCATTTAATATCTTATGCTATTGAGTTTTTAAGAGAAGTAATTGATGAAGAATTAGATGACAATGGTAATGTAATGAACCAAACTTTAGGTGTAGAAAGAATACCTGACCCAATGCTTTTAAAAGAAATGCTTGCATATTATCCTGGTCTAAACGTGGATAGACTTGTAACATTTGGAGCATTAATTGCCTTTGTAAAAATACAGCAATCTAACAGAGGTTACTCAAAAAGACGTGAATCAGAGGATAATTCCTTGGTAAATTCACAAAAAATAAGTAAATTAAAGTATAGTCCGTTTAGGAATATAGGTAGTAATAAAAAGCAATCTAACCAGAGAATAAGAAGATCAGGCTTTAAAAACATTAAATAGATGAAAGTATTAAATGCAATGCAAATGAAAAACGGGGCAAGAGCTGAAAGTGGCCCTACGTTTTCTAGTTTAACACAGCCTGTTCAGTTTTTACCGTATAAGAAAAAAACAGATGACTGGTCAGCATGGAATTTAGATTGGTTAGAATTACAAGGTATAGAGTTTTTACGTGTAAACTCTAGAAGGTTACTTAAAAATTATAAACTTGCAAAAGGAGTAATTGATAAATCAGATTATATAGTTGAGCCTGACAATGAGTATAAAGATTTAATGGACGTTTTAACTACTGAAAATGATTCAGCATTAGAACTTAAATTTTATCCTATTGTACCTAATGTTATAAATGTACTTACTGGTGAATTTGCTAAAAGATATTCTAAAGTACAATTTAGAGCTGTTGATGATGCATCTTATAATGAAATGCTTGAACAAAAAAAGATTCAAATAGAAGAATCTTTATTGGCTGATGCAGAAGCAAACTTGGTACGTAAGATGATAGAAATGGGTATGGACCCAGGATCAGAAGAAGCACAACAACAACTTAACCCAGAAGCTTTAAAATCATTACCAGAGATAGAAGACTTTTTTAGTAAGTCTTATAGAAGTATGGTAGAAGAGTGGGCATCCCACCAACTTGCAGTTGATGAGGAAAGATTTAAAATGCAAGAACTTGAAGAAAGAGGGTTTAGAGATATGCTTATTGCAGATAGAGAATTTTGGCATTTCCGTATGCTAGAAGATGACTATGATGTAGAGCTATGGAATCCTGTATTAACTTTTTATCAAAAATCTCCAGACCAAAGATATATTGCTGATTCAAATTATTGTGGTAAGATTGATCTAATGACTGTATCTGATGTAGTAGATAGATATGGTTATTTGATGGATGAGAAACAACTAAAGTCTCTACAAAAGATTTATCCGGCAAGATCAGCACAGTATCAAGTTAATGGATACCAAAATGATGGTGCATATTATGATGCTACAAGATCTCATGAATGGAATACAAACATGCCAGGTTTACCATACAGACAGTTCACATCTAATTACTGGAATGATCCAGCAAGAGGTGGAGATATATTAAGTCAAATTCTTGATGAGAATGAAGATGTTTCAATGTGGGGTGAAGGTAACCTAATGAGAGTATCAACCATTTATTGGAAGACACAGCGTAGAGTAGGTCATTTAACAAAAGTAGAAGATGATGGAGAAATCATACAAGAGATTGTAGATGAAACATTTAAAATTACTAAGAAAGCAGTATATGACACTTCTATTTTTAAAAGTAAAACAAAAGAGAATCTTTTACAAGGAGAACATATAGATTGGATCTGGATTAATGAAGTATGGGGTGGGGTTAAAATTGGTCCAAATTTACCAGCAATGTGGCAATCTACTATGGGTGATAACATAAACCCAATATATTTAGGTATTAACAGAAAAAAACCAGGAAGGTTACCGTTCCAATTTAAAGGAGATAATAGTTTATATGGTTGTAAACTACCTGTAGAAGGTAGAGTTTTTTCTGATAGAAACACAAGATCTACTTCATTAGTTGATTTAATGAAAGCATATCAAGTTGGGTACAATATGGTTAACAACCAAATTGCAGACATTCTGATAGATGAATTAGGAACAGTAATCATGTTTGATCAAAATGCTTTACCACGTCACTCAATGGGAGAAGACTGGGGTAAAAATAATTATGCTAAAGCATGGGTAGCAATGAAAGATTTCCAAATGTTACCTTTAGATACTTCAATTACTAATACTGAGAATGCCACCAACTTCAATCACTACCAGACTCTAAACATGGAGCAAACTAATAGATTGATGTCAAGAATTCAATTAGCAAATTATTTTAAACAGCAATGTTTTGATGCAATTGGAATAAACCCACAACGTTTGGGTGGGGCTGTATCTGCACAAACTGCAACTGGTGTAGTACAAGCAATGCAACAATCTTATGCACAAACTGAAATGTACTTTGTTCAGCATTCTGATCATTTAATGCCAAGAGTACATCAAATGAGAACTGACCTAGCTCAATATTATTATAGTTCAAATCCAAGCTTAAGACTACAATACATATCCACAGAGGCTGAGAAGGTCAATTTTGCTATTAACGGTACTGAACTATTACTTAGAGATTTTAATGTATTTGCAACTACTAAAACTAATCATAGAGCTATACTAGAAAATCTTAAACAAATGGCTCTTACAAATAACACAACAGGAGCAAGTATTTATGAATTAGGTAATATTGTTAAAGCTGACTCTATTGCTGAAGTATCTGATATATTGAAAGATTCAGAAATCAGACAGCAGAAAATGAGAGAACAAGAAATGCAACAACAACGTCAAATGCAAGAGCAACAACTTCAAGCAAAAGCTCAAGAAGAGCAACAGAAGTTACAAGTTGAGATGGCAGAAAATCAAAAAGATAGAGAGAATGATGTGTTGTTAGCAGAAATAAGATCAGCTGGTTATGGATCTATGGTAGATATAAATCAAAATCAAGTATCTGATTATCAAGATGCTATGAAAGATATTAGAGAAACTACCCAGTATAGAGAACAGATGAACATGAAGCGTGAAGAAAATGCATCCAAGTCTATTATGGAACAAAGCAGACTTCAGGTAGAAAGAGAAAAAATAGCAGCCTCAAAACAAATAGCAGACACTAAACTTCAAATTGCTAAAGAGAACAAAAATAAGTATGATTCTCCAAAAAGTAAAGATGATAAATAAGCGTTAGCTATATACTGCAATTTATTTTTAGAATTAGTGAAATTTTTTAAGTTTATGTTGATAATAATATAGAAAAGTTTCTGTATATTATTAATGTAAAGAGTATTAATTATTAAAACCAACATAATTATGGCAACTGAAACACAAACTGTGAATAGTAACGTAGAACAAGTAGAGGTAAATTTAGATGAAATATTCAACGCTGCACCAAGTGGCGCTGATATGATTCAAGACACCACTGCAAAACCAAAAAGTATTTTTTCTGGTTTAAACAAAAAAGCAGACATGTCTTTTGCTGATCCAGATTTAGATGATAAAGATGATCTAAACGCAAAGGTTGAAGCTAAAGAAGAAAATACTGAAAATGAAACAGAGGTAACAAATACCCCTGAAAATGAAACAGAAGTAAAAGAAACTGAAACTAAAGTAGAAGCAGATGTAGATGATATTTTTGAATCATTAGATCCAAGCTCTCAAGAAACTGAAGTTGAGGTAGAAGAGAAAAAAGAAAAGAGAGGTAGAAAAACAATTAGTGGTATCTCTGATGTATTTGGTAAACTTATAAAAGATGATAAGATTGTACCATTTGATGATGATAAATCATTAGAAGAATATACTGCTAAAGACTGGGAAGAGTTAATTGAAGCTAATCTAGAAGAAAGAGCTAGACAAGTAAGAAGTGAAACTCCAAAACAATTTTTCCAGAGCTTACCACAAGAATTACAAATTGCTGCAAAATATGTAGCAGATGGTGGTAAAGATTTAAAAGGTTTGTTTACTACTTTAGGTCAAGTTGAAGAAACTAAAACTATTGATGCAAAATCAGTAGCTGGCCAAGAAAGAATTATTACTGAATATTTAAGTGCAACAGGATATGGAACTGCAGAAGATATTCAAGAAGAGATTGAAATTTGGAAAGACTTAGGTAAGCTTGAAACACAAGCTATGAAGTTTAAACCAAAATTAGATAAGATGCAAGAAAAAGTTGTTGCACAAAAGCTTAAAGAACAAGAGCTTAAAAAGAAACAACAAGAACAAGCATCACAACAATATATGAAAAATGTCTATGAAACATTAAAAGAAGGTAAACTGGGTGACATTAAAGTTGATAGAAAGACTCAAGCTATGTTATATAATGGTTTAGTTCAACCAAACTATCCTTCTGTTAGTGGAACTAATACAAATCTATTAGGACATTTATTAGAAAAATATCAATTTGTTGAGCCTAACTATGCATTGATTTCAGAAGCTTTGTGGTTATTACAAGACCCACAAGGTTACAAAGCAAAGATAATGGATAAGGGAGCTCAAAAGAGTGTTGAAAAAACGGTTAGGAAGCTTAAGAGTGAACAAGCTAATGTTGGTGGATCTTCATTAGGTGTTACAAAAGCAGAAGAAGAAAGTGCAAGAAAATCTTCTAAGAGAAAGATTCCAAGACCTACAAACATATTTAAACGAATTTAATTAAGTAAATTAAATATATAAACTGAAAATTAATTATTAATCAAAAACAATCAAATTATGGCAACTCCAGTTTTAAATAATGGGATTTTCCTACGTGATACAAGCTATAAAGCAAGTTCACATGTTGATTCTTATCACCTTACCCAAATGCTTGGTAACCCTGAGCCCCAGAAGGTAGAAATGCCTTTATATCAAATGGCTTCTTTTGGTGGAAAGAACACAATCATGGTGGATAACGCTAGAGGTGAGTACAAGTGGCAAACTCCTATTGCACAGGATCTTCCTTATATTGTAGCTGATATTGAGCCTGCTAACGCTAGCAAAGGTATTGATGGAACTACTTTTAAGATCAAGATCAACAAAAGAACTTTTGGACATGGTGACATTATTACTTATGATAAGTATAATGGACTAGAATTGTACATCACTGCGGATGATATTATCCCTGCTGGTGACGGTTTTGTTTACACTGTTCAATTAGTTAACAACAACAACTCAGCTTCGTTAGATAATAAATATCTAGCTAAGGGTACTAAGTTCTTCAGAAAAGGTTCTGCAAGAGGTGAGTACGGTGAAAGATTCTCTGATATTGAAACAGGTTCTGGTTTCCGTGAATTCTACAACTATGTAGGAGGAGCTGAAGCTCACGTACACTATTCAATTTCTTCAAGAGCAGATTTAATGATCAAAGGTGGATTAAACGCTGATGGTACTGTACCTGTTACTGAAATTTGGAGAAACTTTAATACAGATCCAAACAATCCATCAGTACCAAGTATTGAAGGACTTGTAGCAAACATGGGTAAAGCGGGTGCTAGAGAAGCATTTGAAAATGGAACTCTAACAAGAACTTTCATTACAAATATGGAAGCAGCTCACTTATCTAAAATTGCAACGGATATTGAAACTTACCTAATGTGGGGTAAAGGTGGTAGAATTAAGCAAGATGGACCAGATGATATTAGATTATCTGTAGGTTTATGGGCACAGTTGGATAACTCTTTCAAGAGAGTATACAACAAGTCTTCATTTACACTTGACATGTTTAAATCTGAACTTTACAACTTCTACCAAGGTAAAGTTGAATTCAAAGGACCAGACCCACAAAGATCACTTGTTGTACAAACAGGTATTGGTGGTATGCAATTAATCAACAAAGCAATTGCTGATGAAGTGTATGGTTCTGGTTTAGTACAAAATGCATCTGAAATAGGAGCAGTTTCTGGTTCAGGTATGGATTTAGATTATGGTTTTGCTTACACAAGCTTTACTATTCCATTCTTAGCTAACGTTAAGTTTGTATTGAATCCAGCATTTGATAACTTAAACACTAATGACATTGAGAATCCGTTAATTGACGGTAGACCTCTAAGTTCATTTAGCTTTATTATCTTTGATGTAACTGATGAAGGAAATGATAACATTCACTTGTTAAAACTTTCTTGGGATAATCAACTTAAGTGGTTCTACCAAAATGGTACTATGGACTACATGGGAAGAACTCAAGGGTTTGCATCTACTGGTCAGTTCAATGGGTATAGAGTATATATGACTCAAACCATGCCAGCTGTATGGGTTAAAGATCCAACTAAAGTTCTTAAAATTGTAATGAGAAACCCAATCACGGGAGGATCATTCTAAGAATTGTAATTAAAGGGGAGGTGGGTTAAACCTCCTCCCTTTTTATTTTTAACCTTTTAAAATATACTAATCATGGGAGCACCAAAACAATTAACCAAGTTGAAGCAACAGTTTGAGAGCCCAGCTTATGAAGGTGTATCAAGAGCAGAAACAGGTAATGCAAGATTACTACATGTAAATGAAGTAATTAGCTGGATCCGTGATGTAGCTGACTCAGATTCTTATTTAGATAATGCAGCTGCTAAAGCAGCAGGACTTAAAAAAGGAGATATATATCATACTGCAGGACTTTTAAAAGTTGTTATTGACTAACAGTCAAAAACTTTAGCAAGGATAAAACCTTGCTTTAGAAATATTAGTAATAATAAAATGTGCAAAATTTGCACTTTTGACGTGAGTAACAATTATTAATTTTTAAAAAAACCAAAAATGGAAGATTACACTATTGTTGAAAAGTATCAACAAACAAAAAAGAATAGCACAATTGCTATACGCCCTTATTTTAATCCTTCAAAGGAGAATATGGGATTAGAAAAATATGGATTGGCAATGCATGATGGAGTATATCATGAAGAGTCACTTGCATGTTTAGAAATGAATGGAGTTAAGAGATATGTTACAGGATTAAATGAGTTTGCTCCTGAAGTAAAAATGTTACCTCCTAAAGAGAAGAAGGCTAAGATTGCAGAAATCAGAAAGGTTGTTTCTGAATTAGAAGCTGAGTTAGCTGCTAATGTAGTTGATCCAGAAGATAAAGACTTTTGGAATAAACTAACTGTTATGAAGCCTGATAACTCTAAGTTTTGGGATAGAATAGCTATTAGATGTGGTAATGATCCTGTGTTTTTAGATGCAGATGTAGACCCATATGATAGAATTAAATTATATGCTATTAAAGCAGGAGGATTTTCTATTGTAGCAAAATCACTTGCAGAAGCTAGATCATCACAATCTGGCCATAAATTTTATTTAGATACAGTTCAAGAAACATTAACAACTAGAACTGAATTAACTAAATTAAGAAACAGAGCTATTTCAGCTCTTACTGATATGTTTGATACAAATCAAACAAAACTATTGTATGTATCTAAGGTATGTGATGCTGATAGTGTACAATATACTAAATCAACACCTAATGATGTATTATATGAAAATATGGATACATATATAAATGGTAATGGTGCTGAGTCTAATAGAAAGAGAGCAGCTAAACAATTCTTAGATGTATCTAAATTAGATATGGAAGAATTAAAAATAAGAGCATTAATTAAAGATGGTTTATACTATAGATTTTTAGTTACAAAAGCAGGAGGTTGGATTGAACCAATTGATAGTGGTATAAGACTAGGTAAAAGACCTGATGAATGTTTAGAGTTTTTAAAAGATCCTAAGAATGAAGAGACACTTTTATCATTGTTAGATAAAATTGAACCATATTGGAACTCTTAAAAAATTAGATAATGGAAAACAGTACACTCTTAATTAAAATTAAACAGCGTCTAAATAAACTTGATAGTCAAGACTATGATAATATAGAATGTTGGCAATTTATTGAAGCTTTTAATAAAGCACAAATAGAGTGGTGTAGAAGAAATCTACATGGAGGTAATATGTATAAAGAAGGAGATGAGCTATCTAAAAAGAGAATAGATGATCTTCAACCTTTATTAATAGAACTATCCTTAACTGGAACTGTTAGTGATAATTATTTTGAGGCAACTAATTTTCCAATTGATTCTTATTTAGAGTATAAGAGAGTTACCACGGATGCAACAAGTGAATGTTGTCCTGAACCAAGATCAATGACAGTATATTTAGCAGAAGAAGCAAATGTTCCACTTTTATTAAGAGATCCACTAAAGAATCCGGATTTTGAATGGGGTGAAACATTTTGCACTATGCTAGATAATAGAATAAGAATATACAGAAACACAGATTTTAATATTGTAAACCCTGTATTAACTTATTATAGAAAGCCTGTGCTTATACAAATACCTGATTGTGTTGATCCATATACAGGTAATGTAAGTGTAATAAATGTAAACTGTGAATTTAAGGATGATTTAGTAGAAGTTATACTTGATGACACAGCAGCATTAATTGCTGGAGATATTGAAAATTCATATCAACAACAAAGAGGAACACAGGCTGCAGAAAGAAATAATTAATATATGATATAATACAATTATTTTGTATATTATTATAGTAACACTAAAGTTACGAACAGAGTAAACTGGTAAAATCTTTATTTATTAACCTGTGAGGGTAATGGTCCTCACACAAATTTATTTATTATGGCTTATTTTAATAATGCATTTAACAAGACGTTTGTTGTTGCTTCTGCTGATTTAGCAGCTGGAACTTCAACAAGTGCACTTGCCGCAGGAGAAATTGGTTTAGTAGATGGAGCTGACTGGCAAACTGTAGCAGTTGCTGGTGGTGGTGCCGTACCTGGCATTACTGCTGGAGAACTTGCTTATATAGTTGAAGGTTCATTCTATTCTAAAGACACAATTGGAAACAATCCTGGTCACGGTGGGTACAAAGAGTCTGTAAAATCTAAGGGTATCAATCCTAGATATATTACAAGACTATGGGCTGCAAACTGTTTAGAAGCTAAACAAGCTACTGCTAAACTATGTTTAGGATCAGATTGTGCTCCATGTGGTAAAACACAATTTATGAGACTTGATGTTAAGGGATCTCCTGCATTAAGATTTTTAAATCACAATGCATATGCAATTGCTGATTCAGCAAATGTATGTTGTGTTGATGGTCAAGAGTATATTGATCCAGCTTTAATCTTAGCTACTATGGCTCAGATGGCTTTAGCTGATCCACTAATCAAACCTTTTGTAGCAGAAGGTTCAGTTGACGGACTTTTAGAGTCTGGTTTAACTTTATCTGCTGGTAATGGTTATTCAGTTGATACTCATGATACAACTGCAGTAGATAAAAATGGTGCTGCTATTTCTGCTTCAAGCCGTCCAGGTTTTAAAGCAGCTAAAATTAAAGTATTAACTGTATCTGGTGGTGGTGCTAAAGGACCTATTGCAACTTATGATGTTGCGCAGGCTGGTGCTGGTTATCAAGAAGGTGATGTTGTAACTGTTGTTGATGCTGGTGCATCTGCAGATGCTACATTAACTGTTGGTGCAGCTGGATTAACTGTTGGTAGTGTTACTGTAACTTCAACTACTGGTGGTGTTTCTACTGATGCAGTATACACTGTAGCACAAATAGTTGATGGTACTTACGTTGCTTCTACAGATCCTAATGGAGCTACTAAAATTTCAGCATGTGTTGATTTTGTAGGTGCTTATGTAGATACAGTATTTGGTAACTGTTCATTTGATACTAGAGATCATTTCAATGCAGAGCCTGTTGAAATCATTGCTTCATTGCTTGATGAAACTGGTAATCCATGTAATGACTGTGGTGTTGCTTCTAGAACTCCTGGTTCTATGCAACAAACAAAAGGTGAAGAAGTTATCAGAGAATTGATTTTATCTGAAAGATACCGTCAGAGTCCTTATAACCAAGGAAATGCTGATAGTGCAAGAATCAGAGAAATTGAAATGTCTGATGAGCTTTTAGCAGCTGTAGATAGATCAGCTACTTATAGAGCTTATTATGTACAACATTCTGTGCCAAGATTTAATAATCCATCTGGTGTATTTGATAATGACCAGTATGTTTATAAAATCTATGCTAAGTGTAGTGATGCGGCTGCTCAAACTGCAGTTAAGAAAATCATGGAAGCTTTAGAAGCATGGGCTGGTGATAACGGAAACAAGGTTGTATTCCAAGATAGTAACCTATACTGGTAATATATAACAATGTTTAATTTAATTAGGGCAGGGGAGAAATCTCCTGCTCTTTTTATTTTAAATTGTCTGTAATTTTTTGTATATTATCTATATAGTGTAATAAAGTACTAAGAAATGGCAAGCAAACATATATTAAGTTTAGAAATTCCAGCAGTTTCAAATTGTGATCTTTTGTGTATAAAAGACACAAGTCAATACTCAAAAGAATTAGCAATAGATTGTGAGGAATTACTAATAACATTACCAGGTTACTCAGTTCCTGTACTTGTAAAAGTTGATAATAAGTTTGATATGTGTTTAAATGCATGCACGTTAGCATTACAAAAAGACAACTGTGGAACTAGTCAAGAAAAACTTCCTGATGGTATTTATATTGTAAAATATAGTGTATCACCAAACTCTAAGGTTTATGTAGAATATAATCATCTAAGAGTAACTAGATTACTAACTACTTATTATGAAGTGTTATGTGATTTAGAAGTACAAGCTTGTCAACCTGATTCAGACAAACAAGCATTGTTGGCAGAAATGAGCTATATAAAAGTTTTAATTGATGCTGCAGTTGCTAATGTTGAGTATTGTCAATCTGCTGCACATGGAATGCAGTTGTATAATTATGCTAAAACAAGATTAAACAAAATTGCTTGCCCTTCAGGAAACTGTGGTTCAAGCTCACAATATTTAATTTAAAACCAATAGTGTAATGTCAAACTGTCCAAAATGTGGTAAACAATTTACTTGTGGATGTCAGAAGGCTAGATTAGATGATGGAACTGTTGTTTGTAAACAATGTAAAGCATCAGCAAAAGCAGATGTAAGTACATCACGTGATTTAAATTTAGAGTTAGCTAGACAACAGATACAAGATTTAAAAAATAGATAAGCATGGCTACGGCAATAAGAAAAGGAAGTAATACTGAAAGGCAAAATGAATTAGCTTTATTAAAGAGAATAAAGATAGAACAAAATTTTGCTAATCAAGTTTACGCAAATTTTAGATCATTAAAATTTGGAATTGAAGCTTGTTGCTATCAAGACTTTGAACAATCTGTAATGAGAAAAGCATTATGTGATTGGCAAAATGCTGCTAGCAACAAAGTAGTTGTAGCTACAGAAGAGCCCGGTATATTTGTAGAACCATTAGCAAAGGTTAATGCTAAAGCAAGTATGTCATGTCCAGAAACACCAAGTAATGTGTGTACAGTTCTGGATTTAAAAGATATTATTGCAGACAACAATACATATACACAATGTTTTGGAACTGCATCTGCTGTATGGACAATAACTCATAATTTGGGGAAATTTCCATCAGTTACAATAGTAGATACAAGTAATATAGTTGTTGTAGGACAAGTAGATTATTTATCTAGTAATATTGTACAAATAACATTTAGCCAACCTTTAGACGGTTGTGCTTTTTTAAATTAAAAAGAATTAATAAATTATATAGATAACAATTAAAATTAAACAAAATGGCAATACAATTTCTTTCGGGGCTGGATGTAGATGGTAACATCACGTTGCAAAACTCCGCACAGTTAAAATCTGCTAGGATAGATAACCGCTCAAGTGATCCAACCGGAAGTACTGGTAGAATCTATTATAATACTAGCACAAATAAATTAAGGTTGTATAATGGTTCTTGGGTAGATTTAACTACTGGAGCTGATGATGATACAAAATATGACTTTAATGTACCTACAGGAACTACAACACTTAGATTAGCAGGTACAGATGGTACTAATGATGATGTGACTATTGCAGGTAGTGGATTAATTTCTGTTACTAGAGCAAGTGCTACACAATTAACAATTAGTACTACAGCAACATCTAATACAGGTACAGTAACAAATGTAGTTGAAGGTAAGGGTATAAAAATATCTGGAACCTCAACAGTAACACCAACTGTAAATGTAGATTATGAAGGTACAGATAACGCAATTTTAGCTGCAACTGCTGCTAGCCCAGTAGGTGCAGATACTATTTGGTTCTCTGATGATACTGATAATGAGATTAAAAAAGCTACTATTTCATCATTCCCAGGTTTTGGAAAAGATGGTACAGTAACTTCTGTAGCAACATCTGGAGGTTTAACAGGTGGTACAATTACATCTTCTGGTACTCTAGAGATTGATTATACGGGTACTGATAACCTTATATTATCTGCTGGCAATGGTACTTCAGTAACATTAGCTGATGCAGATCAGTTTATTTTTAGTGATGATACAGATGATGGTGCAAAAAGAGCTAATTTATCTCAGTTAGCAACTTACATTAATGCAGGTGCAGGTTCTGTAACTTCTGTTGGTGTAAGTGGTGGTTCTACTGGAATGTCATTTAGCAACTCTCCAATTACTACAAGTGGTACTATGACAATGAGTGGTACTCTAGATGTAGATAATGGAGGTACTGGACTTTCAAGTTATACTACAGGAGATATTTTATATGCTTCTGGTGGATCAACATTAGCTAAATTAGCTATAGGTTCAGCAGGTCAAGTATTAAAAGTTAGTGGTGGTATACCATCTTGGCAAGCAGATAGCAACTCAGGTGGTACTGTAACTAGTATTACATTAGCTGCAGACTCAGGAACTGGTTCAGCAATAACAAGCTCAGGTACATTTACATTTGATGGTGGTACAAATGTTACTACATCTGTAAGTGGTACTACAGTAACAATAAACTCTACAGATCAATATCAAGGTACTGTAACTTCAATTGCTACTCCAAGTGATGGTGGTTTGACTGGTGGTACTATTACTTCAAGTGGTAGTTTAAGACTTAAAAACTATAGTGCATTATCTGCTAATAAAGTAATGCAATGGGATAACACCAATAATCAATTAACAAATGCTCCTATTACTATTAGTGGTAATAATGCTACATT